CGCAGTCGGCCATCCCGCGCCTACGCGGACATTGAATCCGACCGCCGAAGGTTGATTCGTGCCGTTCGGATAGAGCCAGCCGGCGATTAGGCCGACGAGCACGTTTTGCACATCGGAAACGTCGCTCATGTCTGCCCCTGTTGCGCGGTGAGCCGCCAGCCGAGGTCGGTCAGTTCCGCGCTCGAAATGATGTAGCGCCGCCCGAGTTCGTCAGCGATGAGGTCGCCCGAGCGGAGAATGACGCCCGGCGCGAGCGGCAGCAGAATCGACCACCACGCATCGCGCGTATCGCCAGGCAGCGCGACGCCGCCTTTCTCGCCCTTCGTGCCTTGCAGCACGCTCGCGGGCCATCCAGACATCAGCGGCGTTTCGTTCGCCGCCGTCGTGCCTTCGTAATCCGGCACCGCGCCGTATTGCGTCTGCAATTGCGGGCGCGTGATATTGACGGTGCGATTGCACTCGACGACGAGAATCGGGAGAAGCGGCTGTTGCGCGGCCACGAAGAATTGACCGGTGCCGCCGATGAGATAGTCGCCGACCTGCGTCACGCGCCCATCCATCACCGCGAACCATGTCGGCTTGCCGTACTTGTTCGGGCGCCGATAGGTCATGTCCTCAGCGTTCATGCTCGCGAGGAAGTTCGTTGCGACGATCTGCGCGGCCGTCATATCCGCCGACGTCGGCCGGTAGAGGGTGAAGGCGTTGCCGAGGCGCTTCGCTACCTGCGCATATCCCTTGTAGACAAGCCCTTGTGCTTTGGCGCCATCCATCAGACCACCAGTGCGATAGAGCCGCCGCTACCTGAGACGTCGAACGCCGAGCCAGGCGGAACGCCGAAGAATCCGCACAAGCGGCGCCGCGTCGAGTCGAACAGCGCTTCTCGATCGCGCTGCTCGTTCTTGTTGTGCGTCCACACGGCAGCGACGTCCGTATCGAGGTTGTCGCTTGTGCCGTAGATCGCCGTTTCGAGCGCGCTCAACTGCGCGAGGTAGTTGGTCACAACCACCTCTTCACCGTCCTGCATGTTGTTCATGCGGAATTCGAGCGTGCCGTATTGCTGATAGAAGCGATGCCCGAACGCCTGAACGGGTTGACCGCCGTAGAGCGGATAGCCGCAGAAGCGGCGCACGTCGACCTTCTGCGCATCCGTCAGCATTTAGTCGTCTCCGAAGCCGACCAAGCGCGCGCCGCGCTCGATCAGCAGTTTGATTTCGGCCTTGACCGTCACTACCTCGCCCGCGAGCCACGCTTGCAGGTCGCCGGCTTCGTCATAGAAGCCATGCGGCGCGGCGAGCGTCACGGAGTCGGGGAGCGCGGTCGTTTTCGCGGCCCTGGCAGGCTTCGCGACCTTCGGCGCATCGGTTGGTGCGTCCGAGGTCGCGAGAGCTGCTTGTGCGCCGTCTGGCGCGTTTGCGTCACTCATGATTGCCTCGAAGGGAAGGGGCGCCGAAGCGCCCCGCACCGATTACGCCGACTCGATCACGACAGCGCGCTTGTACGTGCTGGCGGTCGCGGTCGGGATGATGTTTTGATTTGCGGTGATGTCGGTCGGAACAGCGAAACCGCCGATCCAGTACCACGACTGCGCGATGATCTGGCCGAGGCGGTCAATCGGCGGGCGCGTAACCATCGCCACCCCGTCAACCATCTCGATCAGCGAATCGTTTTCGTCGCCGATGTCCGAATGCCCGATCGCAGCGTAATCGCCTTCGATGAGCGCGCCCTGACCGCACATGATGCCGCGGTGAACAGCGACAGAACCGAGCGTCTGTTGCGGCGATTCGGTCGTCGGGATGATGCGCAAGCCCATCAGTTCGATCACCTGGCCGGTCTTGTATTCCGACGAGCCGTACTGACCTTGATAGAGCAGCTTGAAATCCGGGTCTTTGAACAGACCCTTGAGTTGGGTGTTGTCGGCGTAGAAGTTGTACAGGCCGCCGATGGTCGGCACGCGGTTGTTGCGCAGCACCGTCACGCCCGCGAGCAGGTCGTTCATCGTGAGCAGGTCGGTCCCGACGATTGCCGAGGTCGACAATTTGCCGTTCGGACGCAGCACCGAAGCGGCGTTCGAAGCGATGACCGAGTTGCCGGCCGTTGCGTCAGCGACGGTGACGTTGCCCGAGAACGTGAGCGTGCCCGAAACACCTTGCGGAGCGGTCGAGACGTTCGAGCCGTCGACGGCGACGCCGGTCAGCGTGTAGCTGTTGCCGTTCGCGAAAACGACGGTCAGCGTGTTCGTGCCGGAAACCGGGACCATCACGCCGTTCACGCTCACGTACTGGAAGCCGCGCACGTCGTCGACGGAAACGGTCGCAGCCGGCGCGCCGAGCGTGGTGCGAACGCGGGTGTTGCCCGACAGATACGCGCCGTACAGCTTGTTGCGCGCAACGCGGTCGAGCGATTGAAGCGCCTGAACACCGTTCACATTCGCGTTCTGAAGGAATTGCGACGCGATGCCGACGCGAGTCGTCACCATGTTCAAATCCATCGTGTCGCCGTACATGTCGATGCCGAGCGTGTATTGCTCGATCGTCCAGCCGCTCGGCGTCATGCCGTTGTCGAGATTCGTGTTGCCGGACGGGTTCAGCGGCGTCGTTACGGGCGCCTTGAGGCCGCGGCGGGTCTTGGTGATCGTCTCACCGACAGCGTTCGCGAAATTCTCGCGGTCAGCGACGGCGCGATACGTGATTTGCGATTCCAAGCCGCTTTGGAACTCGCGCGCGAGGAAACCTTGCTGGATTGCCGGTTGAAGAGCGGCGGGGAAATTGCTAATCGGCATGTGATGCGTTCCTTAAAAGCAAAAAGCCCGCGCAATGGCGGGCTTCGGTTTGGGTGTGTACTGCTCTGTTTCGGGCGGGTTAGCGCGACGCCTTCAGAAGCGCGGCCTTCTGTGCCGCATATTCCTTGTCGTCGATCTTGCGAACGTCGACCGGCTTCGGGTCGCCAGCGGGCGGCGGCTTCTGCGTGCTCGATGTGCTCGTTGTGCCGAAGAGATAGGGCTTTGCCTTCTTCGCGGCTTCGAACAGCTCATCGGCGCCGGTCAGGTTGCCGTCCGCGTCGAGCTTCACGCCCGAGAGGTCGAGCACCTTCAGCGAGTCGGCGACGTCGACAACGCCGTGTTTCGCGGCGACGGCTTTCAGTTCAGCGCGCAGCACGCGATCGTTCGCGGCTTGTTCGGCCTTCGTGAGCGCGTCCTTGCTGCCGGATTCGAGTTCCGCGACCTTCGCTTTGAGCGTCGAGAGTTCGGTGTCGCGCTCGCTGATCTTCAGCCGCCACGACTTATTTTCTTCGCGCAGTTCGCTCACGTACTCGCGGGAGAAAGACTCTTTCGGCGCGGGCTTCTGATCCGAGCCGCCGCCCGCGCCGTCGTCACCATCGACGCCGAGGCGGAATGTTGCGGAGAAGCCGAGCAGGAAGGAAAGGAGTTTCGAGATTCGCATGTGATGGTGTTCGGGCATCAGCCCGCCCTTAGAAATGAAAAAAGCCCGCATCGAGCGGGCCGTTCGGTTTGCGCATCTGCGCGATTAGTTGCCGGTGTTGTCGACAACAGGTTTGATAGCCGTCGCCTTCGCGATTTCGGCGGCGTCCGCGTCTGCGGATTCCTTCGCGATGCGGGCGAGTTCGGCCTTCGTATCTTCAATGTCGTATTGCTCGGCAATCGAAGAAGTCGCGGTTTCCCGTGAGAGCAGACCGCCAGAGGTGAGCGTCGACAGCGTGCTCGCCTCGTTCGTCTTATCCGCCCATGTCGGCGAGTACCACGCGGGCCACTTGAGCGCGAACGGCTTATCGCTCGCGATGGCGTCGATCTTCTGCCCTTCCGAGTCGACGAGTTGCGCTTTCTGCGACGCCTTCGCGATCATGCGATAGAGTTGCAGTAAGCCTTTCTCGCCGTAGGAGATGCGTAGTTTGTCGGCGAGCCAGATAAGCGCCTGGTTCATCAGTTCCATAGCGCGACCGGACTGCGCCGCCGCGATCTTGTCGGCGTCGGCCTTGTTGCCGTGGATCGATTCGAGCGCCACTTGCCGCGCGAGCCGCACGTATTCGAGCAGCGCGTTCGTGCCGTCGCCGCTCATTTCGAGCAGTTTCGCGTCGCCGTCCGCGCCGACCGTGATCGCGTTGCCTGCGCCCTTGACGAGCGAGCCGCCTTGACCGGTCGCCGGCTCTTTGATCATCAGCGTGGGATCGCTCTGATACTTCAGCGCGCGCCCGCCCTGCGATAGCAGGTAGTCGATTTCGATGTTCGTGTCGATCGCCTTCGCGAACGTGCATTTCCCGTCGATGTCGTCGCCGCCCGGCAGGTTTTTCATCCAGACGACCGGGACGAATCCGAGCTTGTGCGAAACCGATCGTTTGGCGTCGACCGTCATCGCGGCCGGGTCGTTCTCTTTCGACACCGGCATCGGATCGAACCACGCTTCAGCGCTCGCATCCCACTCGCGCCGGAACCAGAAGTCTTTCGCTGCGTCGTCATCGGCGATGGGGTAGCCGAGCGCCTTCAGCGCTTTGCCCTTCGTCTTGTACAGCTCGACAACCTTCTCCAGCGTGTCGGGCGCGTCGGCCTTCCATACCGGCGTCAAGAACTGCGTGTTCATCACCGAGAAGAACAGGCGACTTTTCAGCACGCGCAGCAGCACCGCAGCCGAGCCGACCGAGCCGCGCGTCGCGGCGTCGATCATCACCTCGTTCAAATAGCTGTCTTTCGCGATGCGTTCGAGCGCTTCAGCCGATTCCGCGTTCTCGCTCGTGACGGTCGGGAAGTGCTCTTCGCTGAACAGTAGGCCGACCGAATCATCGACGACCGCAGAGCACAGCGCGAAGCGCACCGATGGGCGGCGGTCGCGCAGCGGAATGTACTCGTCGGCGGCGTTCTTCTCGGTGTGAAACGAGTAGGGCAGCACGTCGTATTGCGCGCCGTCGAGAACAGCCGTCAAACAGCCGACTGTGTGCGCTCGATCGGGTAAATCAGGGTCTTTCGTGTGCTGATCGCGGAGCGTTTTCCACATTCAATGAATCCGGTAGGGTGTTGTGTGCGTCGAGCCGATCATTCCGCCGTCCGGTCGGTGCGTAAGCACGGCCGAAACGGTGTTGATTCCTGTCGCCTCGAACATGCCTTCGATGTTCGCTTGCGTGTGGCGAGGCTCGATGTCGCACATTTGCAGGAGGGGCGAAAATGGCGTGATCTTCATCGGTTCATGTGCTCCGATTGATGGCGCTGCGCGGGAATCCAGACGTGTTTCGTCCAGAGGTAGTAGCCGACCGAATCCGGCATGTGATCCGCGCCTGATTTCTTGTCGGGCTGGCCGGTGTTCGGGTCATACACAAGCTGCTCGAAGCACTGAATGACGTTCTCGCACGACGGATCGACGAAGTAGCGGCGCGCGCGGTTCGCGTTGAGCAGCCATCCGTTCACGTAGTTGATGCGATCGCGAATCAGCGGGTGCGCGTTCATGTGAATGACCGTGAACCCCTTCTCGCGAAGAATGCTGATGTCCGTTTTGCCCTGCGCGCTCGTTTTCTGCTGCGTGCCGGCCGGGTCGGGATAGATCGTGATGTGCGAGAGGTCAGGGCGCGTCGGGTCGAATGACGGGCGCCCGTAACGCTCGATGATTCGATCAGCCAGGTCGTGCGTGTTGCTCGACATCACCGCGAATTCGCCGACGCACCAGATTTCGCCGTTCGGCTGCTCCTGGTGAACGCTGGCAGACATGGGATTTACGTTGAAGTCCATGCCGATGT